GCAAACATTAATAAGAGTAAGAAGCCGATTTAAATGCCATTTCTCGCAACTGAAAGGAATAGTGTAGGCTATCATCCAGTAATAGATGATCTCAGATGTCATGATCTCTCTATTAGGGGGAGCGCTTTTATCTTTTCTAAATGTCGTGGCTGTCATTGCCGCATCTATGTAGTTCGCCACAGCAGAAATATGATCGGGGGTCAAAAAATCATAGATAATAGGCTCAACGTTTGATGACATCGTCATACATCGAACATAGTCCCTTGTCTCGGCCAACGACTTTGTTTCTTTGGTCAAGAAAGGTTTCTCCCATTTTGATTCCCACTTTGAGACGGAGATTAAGGAGTGTTCGAGTTGTAGGGTTGCGTCTTTCACGTTCACGAACTTATTAAGTTTCGAGTCGTACAGTTCGCCACCTCGAATAATTAAAGTTAACATCCTTAATCTCCCTTCTCAATATCTGGTTACTGCGGGCTGACAGATTCCTGCGGGATCACTTTATTGAAGAACTCGGCGGCTGCTTTCGCGTCGTTGAAAAGTTCCATGTAGAGCACAACGAAGGCCATGGTTTGTGAGAAAGCAACACTCAGTTCCTTGCTTTTCACGAAACGTTCCCCATCAGGACTCTTCTCGCCGTAGCACAGAAGAATGAACTCTTTAAAGAATGCAACAATCCGCTGGCCGTCCTGCTCGTCGATGATTGCTTGCACGTATTCCTGGATGCCGCCCTTTTCCGAGAGTTGGAATTCGCCGATCTCGACTTCGTTCAGATTGAAGTAGAAGGATTTGGTCCGTTCGACTCCATTATAATCTTTGTACGTGATAGACTTTTTGATCATGGTGCGTAGGTCCTTTCAAGATTAAAAATTAAGGGACTCTGATAGGAGTATGCCCAGAGCAGAGCCCCTCGAATCAATCGCTCTACTGACTAGGTCAGTAGAGTCACAACTTCTGCCGGAAGGGGCAGGCGGCCCTCGGTCGCGGGAATGGCGCCATAGAGGATAGCCTCAAGCGCAGCCAACTTCAGAGAATCAATTTTGGTCGAGTCGATCGTGAGGACGGAGGTGTTATTGTAGCCGGTGAGTGGAACCGGGGTGGTTGAGAAGGTCCAGGAGAAAGTGACTACCTCGGGCGAGTCGTTAACCGTGGAGTGGGTCTTCTCAGACGGGGCAACCAGCGCGCCGTAAACCAGAACCAGTTTGTAACCATAGCCGTCACCTTGGGCGTCGTTACCCATCTTGGTCCGGAAGGCCAGGCCAAAGGGCGCACGAGCTTGCTGACCAACATGGAGACCTTCAACCGGGCTTTTGGTGCCATCGCAAAGAGAGAACTCTTCGGGATAGTAGTAAGCCTCGATCGTGCCGCCATATTTTTCCAGGCTGATCGTGTTCAAGTAGACGGTATTATCCGCATACAAGGGAGTCGCCTCAGCCCCACTCGGGGATTCGGTGATGGTCGTGATACCGTTCCAGGCATACCCTTTCGGATAAGTGCCCAACGCCGGGTCGACGGGGTAGAGGACTGCGTGGTCCACACCATTTTCATAGACGCGTTCGGTCGGGGCGTCCCATACAATTTTGTTTGCCATTCAAGAACTCCTTAAAAATACAGAGTGAAAACGTCGTGGTTCAGACCATCGGCGGGAAACTGCCTGTAGAAAACGCATCTCGGCAATTCGGCGACTTTGTCTGGAAATGGACTATCTGGGTCAACGTCAATGACGGTGACCTGATATTGTTTCATATACCGGTAAGGACGGTTATCAGCAAAGTCCGTTCTAGCGTTCGAACGTTCGTAGACGATCGCCGGATATACCATCCTAACGCTCGGGGGTTTTTGGAAGTAGACCTGATCGGAACCTAAAATCGATTTCAATAGGTCATGCAATGCAAGTCGGCTACCCATTGTATACACCCCCTACAGTTATCAGTAGACGGGGCCTCTGGACCTCAACTGAGGTTATTTTCCACAAGGCCCCCATCCACCTAATGTACCGCATCGTTTGGAAATTGTCGTAGTGTTCCCAATCCCCGATGAGAGTGAACTGATTACTAATGTTCAGATCATCGTTAGTTCCACTACCTTTTTCCTGACGATTTACGTTGCGAATAACATCACCGTAGTAGGTGTATTCAATGGGTACATCCGTCCATACCCCTGGCGCGGTTTCGATCGACTGGGCATATCCCACAACTATCCGAACCCTTGCCATTTTGAACTACCTTTCTAGCCGGACGCGCCAACCTTCTCGATCACGAGCGCGGATTTCGGCAGGGCCAATGCGCCTGAGCAACGACCTTCCTTCAGGAACTTTTCCTGATTGACGTCGATGTCGAACTGGCGGAAGGAACTGATCTGGCCGCCCTTGGTCGCGCCGAGACTGTAGTCCTTCAAGTTCACGATAATCGCCTGCAGGTCCAAATCGACCGGAATGACATCGGCGCTTTCGCGGGTCAGAGCTTCCATGATCGGGACTTCGACGATGCGGGAGACGCGCAGTTCGGCCTGCAGGTCAGCCTGGGTCGCATACAGACGACGGCCATCGCCGGCTTTCATCAGCAGCATGTCGGTCAGCAGGGTAGTATTGGTGAACATGGTCGGGGTGCCCGAACCCTTGTAATTCACCCGGGCGCGAATGATCGCTTCGATGATGTCTTCGGTGGTCTTGTTGGCGTCCAGGCGCACATGATGCGCATACAGGTCGTCATCAAACCAGATCGGGCGAATCTTTTCATCATTGATCTTGTCGGCATGATTGGCCGCGCGACCATCACTGACCAGGATCTGGCGGGCCAGTTCTTCGTTCAGCATGACCAGCATGATCTGATCCATCCAACCAACGACATCCATATCGGTGATATCGATGATGTCGTCCCTGTCCAGTTTCTGTTTGGTATAGAACGTGGTCGGATCGGTGGTACGCTTGAGCAACTTGTAGACCTGCTCAACCTTCACAGCGCCCTTGACATAACCGCGAGCGCGGGCTTCGTCAGCCGTGATGTCGCCGGCCAGGGAGCGGATACGGGAGAAGGGGAGTTTGTTCGTGCCGTTCAGCACAACAGTCACCCATTCCATCTGGCGCTGGATCATGGAGGGATCGTTCTGAACCGACTTGTAGTCGGGGAACAGCAGTTCGATGTCGTCGATGCCGTAGCCGAGTGAGGTGGCGTGCTGGATAAAGGCCTGTTTGAAGGGAACCTTATTGGACGTCACGTCGTGCATCATCGAGGCGAACTCGTCGTGGGTCAGGGTCTTATTGGCATGCTGCTTCTCGTTGGCGCTGCCATCAAAAATGTTCTTATGCATAATCACGTCTCCTTCTTCGTCTTCCGACTGTGCTACTGTGTCTTCAGCAGGTCCGCCAACCGCTTCTGCAACGATCGCGTAAACTGCTTGCTTCTGCTTGTCGCTGAGGGTGTCAAACACCTCGCCAACAGTCTCTTCCCCGTCATCAGTTGACGCGGCTGGCGCATCTGCATGGAACAATTCCAACTGGTTGTCGCTCTCGTCCATATGGATGACAGCTTCATTGTTGGCATCTTCGCCATGCTCAAACGACACATAGTCAATGACTGCGCCCTTGTTCGCCCCGGCCATAACCAAGGAGACTTCCCGGATGAGTCCGTGAACAACGTTCTTTGACTTCTCGACCAACTGATTGGCGAAGATGCTGAGCGCCTTCATATCCTTGTGGGCGACCAGTTCTTTGGCAATCTGGCCATTTTCGGTCTTGTTGAGGTATGCGTACGCATAAACGCCCTCTTTCCGATTTTCCAGCAGAGCATGGCCCAGCACATTCGCCGGTTCATCGTGGAAATGCTGGTAAACTAACGGAACAGTCATTCCGTCGTTCTCTGCAAAGGCGTCGGGCATGATCGTCCGTCCATCCGAGCACAGAACGTTATGCTTCGTGGCGTAACCACTGAAGTCGTAACCGGTAATTTTCTTACCCATTTGTTATTCCTTTCGAAGGATTATTTCTTTTTTCCAGATCAGACATCTTCATCTGGCCCAATGGAGCACCGGTTGCCGGTTGACTCGCGGGGGCGGGAGCGCTGGCTGGTTGATTCAAGTTCGGGTTACTTAGCTTGTTAGCTTCCGGATCAGAACTTGGCTTACGACCCATAATTCCACGAAATTCGTTCTTCGTGAATATGGTATTCCTGATGAAGGTGTCCGCGATCGTTGCAATTTCTGATGCAGGGATCAACTTGAACGGATCTTTGAAGTACGTAATTGTCTGCCCTTGAGTTCGAGCAGTCGGAGTAAGAAAACTTTTCCTCATCGGATCTGCAATCGCAGCAAGTATTGGTTCGATTGTCCGATTATGGTAATTAATCAGTTCCTTCTCGCCAGCAGTCCCATCAAAAATGGCTTGGGTCAAACCCAATTGATTGTACAGATCCACTTTCAAGGTGGTAATCTGCGCCAATAACTGATTTTCTGCTGGGCGATTCAACTGAGTAATCTTTTCAACCCCATCAATATACGCA